CCTACCTTCTCCTACAAGACCCTTACGGCGGAGAAGTTGATCGGTATCATTCCCCTTTCGGATGAGCTGATCATGGACAGTTCGATCAACATTATCAATTACATCACCGGCCTTTTTGTGCGGGCCTTTCAGTACAAAATCGAGGGTGAAATGATTAACGGGACTGGTGCCAATGGTCAGTTGCTCGGGATCATCCAGGACCCGGCGATTAACGTCGTGGGTCGTCAGACGGTAGGAACCGTCAAGTACGATGACATTTTGAATCTGGAGTCGGCGCTTGACGAAAACTTCCAGGATCTGACCTGGCTCACAAGGAGGGCAACGGCTAACACCCTGCGGAAGCAGAAGGATACCGTCGGTCAGCCTGTTTATGTTTCCGGATGGCCGCTTCCGGGTGGAGGTTCTCAGATTCTTGAGTATCCGGTGATCAAGACCAGAAATGTACCGGCACTTGGCTCCAAGGGCGATATCGTTCTTGGCGACATGAGCTACTACATCTGGGCAGTTCGTCAGGACATGACTATCGATCTGAGCAAGGATGTCAGATTCTTCTATGATGAAACCGTAGTTCGGTTCGTCATGAGGATGGATGGCTTCCCCGGCGTATCGATTGCTTTCGCAATCCTGAACAGCACGCCTGAATCATAAGAATTGACCGTCTCCTTTCTCATAGCACCTTGGCCGTAGATAAGGTTAAACGGCCAAAACTTAAGGAACTTGTGATGAACATAGGTGACATGGAAACCACAGATGATAAGTCAATGGTGAAGGTCATTATGACCGATCCAGGGATGAGTAGTAGCGAACCGTTTCGATATGTCGATATCGATACGGCCTTTCGCCTGGAGGCGAATGGCCAATGCATCATTCAAAGGAAGAACATGGTAAGTGCGGAGTATGAAAAAACATCTGACGGTAAGATTTTGGTCGAACACCTTGAAGAACCCCTGATAAGGTCCTATGGGAAGTTTGGAGCCTACACCCATGCCGATGCAGAACTCGGCGAGAGAAACAGGAAGTGGAGGCGTGTGCGAAGGGGTGAAAAGCTCACCGGGTATGATGACAAGATGATGGTGGCCCGCCCCAATACGATTACGAGAGAGGATCTGTATGGGGATCGCCGGACTTACGAGACGAAGAGCTTAAAAAAAAAGCACGTAGCCTGGGTCCAGGATAGTTTTCTTCGTGGTGGGGCTGAGATCAGCGCAGAAACGGTGATTCGGGCAGGAGAGGACTGTGGTTTTCAAATCGACATGGTCAACCCGGGCCAACCTTCGGAAGTAATAGCCAAATCCATCCAAGCCGTTGATATTATCATTCTCAATAACCTCTTTGGATTCAGCCAGGAGCAACTTAACGTGTTTGACAAGGCGCATAAGCCGTACGTGAAATACGAGCACGACCACCGGGAGTTGGCAAGGCCTGCTTTTTCAAAGGGCCTTTTTGCAAACTCGGTTCTCAATGTCTTCTTATCCCCCGCTCACTTTAAAAACCATCAGGAGGCTTTAGGATGCGAAGGGATCGCGCTCCCCCTTGCAATCGATGTTGACCGTTTTAAACCCATTCCGGGAGTTGAGAGGATATCAGGTACAGCCCTCATCTCAAACTGTCGGAACTTTAAATCCTGGACTAAGCTCCAGGCCTTTATCGATGATCATAAGGAAATGATCTTTACGATACTGACGGACAAGGGGGCCCCTATTCACGGAGCCAATGTAAGGACAAAACCAATGGTGCCATATGAGGAGATGCCCCGGGTTTACTCCGAGCATGAGCATTTAGTTCACCTCTTGGATGGATGGGGGGCTGGAGAGCGTGTGATATTCGAGGCGGCACTCTGTGGGACGAAGGTCATATCGGATGAGCGATCTGGCCATATGTCCTGGGAAAGAGATTTGATGGATACGGACGGATTGGAGGAATGGCTTCGAGCCGCGCCGTATCAGTTCTGGAAAAATATTGAGGCGGTAGCATGAACGGTAGAGTTGCAAAAAAAGTGCGCAAGGCGGCTGAGGTCAATATCTACAAGACCTACGTGGGTCTTATACAATCCCTGATGCAGCTATCGTTTCGAAAGCGCCTGAAATTTGCGGTCTGCTTGGTATGCAAAAGGCAGTACAGGTGAACGGTTGGGGCTGATTTGGGGGAGATGTTTTCATGAAAATATTCTGGACATTCTGCATCTACAACGAGCTGGAATTACTGCCGTTCAAGATAGACTACATGAAGAGGAACGGCATAGAATTTTATGTGTTCGACAATATGAGCACGGACGGGTCCTGGGAGTGGCTCAAGGAGAACAAGATCCCCTCCGAACAGTTTGATTCAAAGGAGATGTTCGACCTGAGTGTAAACTTAAAATTGCTTGATAAGAAAATCCATGAGGTGAAACCGGATTGGGCCATAATGGCCGGGACAGACATATTTTATGTGCATCTGACTAAGACGCTTGTGGAGGTAATAGAGTTTGCAGACAAGGCGGGTTTTAGCTGCATCCATGACTGTTACCGCTCGTTCCAGTTTCTTTTCACTGGAGATGAGAAACCGGGGAACGATCCAAGATTGACTTACATGCATTATGCCTCCGTGAGTCTGGATACCATCTGCATTGCTAAATATAGTCCCTCATTAAAGTTAGACAAGGCAGATGTCTTCACCGTTCATGATGCGAAGCGGTTTAAAGACGAAGATTTTATCATGCTACATTACAGCATAAGGCATGACGGGAAAGAGAGAAAAACGGAGCAGTACGCCAGGAGAAAAAAGGCGTGGAAATGCGGGCATGTCGATCCCGATTATGGCGTCCACTACAAGAGAATTGTTGAAGGAAATAAGTTTATGTCTGACAAGTCATGTCTTTTTGACATAAGGAATTCCAAATTCTGGGAGCGGATTAAATTGGGTTAAAGGGACTTTCATGGAATATAGAGTATCAGATGAGGTCTGGCGCGAGAAATCTGCCGAGCTTGAAAGGTGGAGGGAGCGATACCATGTAGAGGCTGTCAAGGTATCCGAGCCTGCCTATAAGGAATATCTCGCTACCGTCAATATCCCCCCAGGGTCAAGAGTTCTTGACATTGGATGCGCCGACGGGATGATGAGGCAATGTCTACCAGAAGGAGTTGACTATCAAGGCATAGACCCGTTTCCGAAGGCGGAAGTATCGTACATTCGAAAAGGAAGGGCTGAGGATATCCCTTTTGATGATGAAACCTTTGATTATGTGATCTGTTTTGCCTCTTTGTTTCATTTTCAAGACCTTAATCTTTCATTTAGAGAAATGGCAAGGGTGATAAACAAGGGTGGAATGCTACTGATCATGGTGATCATCAAGGGAGAAAGGGACCCTTCAAGCAGAAGCCACACCTTCAGGATCACCCACGAGATGATGGATGAGCTTTCGGAGATGGCAGGGTTGACACGGATTTTTAAATGGGAGATCCCGAAACTTGGAAGCTGGTTCTATGGGTGGCAAAAATGATTTGGAAAATCATCAGCTATGATGATTCGATCTTTACGAAGAGACTCCAGCAGATGTTGGGAATAGAGGTTTGCCGAGAACCCGAGGGCAAATTTGACGGTCTTTTCTTTTTTAGTATGAATCCAAGGCATCAATATTTGGCTGCGGGTTACCAGCAAACTCCAAAGATTTGCTACTGGACGGGAAGCGACGGAAGGCAATTTTTAGGGGATGGCAAGGCAATAGATAACTTTGGTTTGGCCCTTCATGCGACGGATAGCCCGCTCCTTGTCATGAAGTTATCAATAAAATTGCCCACGCCATGCTTCATTCCATTTCCCCCATATCTTCCGAAATCGGAGATAAAGATTGAGGGTCCTCCTGGTATCTTGATGTATGTGGCCGAGTGCGAGGCTCAGGATGTGGGGCGGTCGAAGGCATTTATCAACGAGATCAGGGATATCCCTATTTATGTCCTGCATGGCAGGGGCAAGAAGGCCATATTTTCCTATGACAATATTGTTAGCCTGGATTGGATAGAAGATGACGACAAGGAGGAAATTTTCAAAAAGGTTTCGGTCTTTGTTCGATTGATGAATTTCGACGGCCTGAGTCAAACGGTGGTGGAGATGAAGAGCCTGGGGAGGCATGTGTTCTATACCGGTTTTGCCCCATACTGCCATCAAATACAGGAATCGGACTCACCCTCAAGAATAGCAGAGAATGTCAGATCGATAATAAATGCGCCCTTGGATATAGAGGCGGCCAAGTGGTATAGGAAGGTATTTTCAGTGGAGAACTTCAGGAAAATTACAGGAAAACTCTGTCAGACAAAAGGATGGGACTTTTAAAGTGAAAGATTACGGTAGACCATTGGTGAGCTTCATCGTCCCTTGTCACAATGTGGCGAAGTACATCAGGGACTGCCTCGATTCGATTGTGGCCCAGACGTATAGGCCATTAGAGGCGGTGGTATGCGAAAATGGATCTACCGATGGGTCAGATGTCATTGTTTCGGAATTCTCGAAGATTCCGTGGTTCAAATGCCTATTCTACAAAGAGAAGCTCGGCCTTGCGAAGGCGTTTAACCTTGCCCTCAAAGAAGTGACCGGAGAGTGGGTTGCGAAACTTGATGGTGACGACATCGATAAGCCAGAGCATATCGGTATATTGATGAGTGTCTTGGTTATGCATCCAGAGGCAGATATGCTTTATGGTGATCTTGAAGAAATCAACTCGGAAGGAAAGGTCACTGTCCGGGTTTCCGGATATGGCGGACAGGACCACATTTTTAATCTATGCTCGATAGCCCATGGAACAGCACTTATCAGGAGGAGTGTGCTTGATGAGCTTGGAGGGTATGACGAGGCGATGGGGTTCAGCGAGGACTGGGAATTGATGGCCCGCATAGTAAAGGCTGGCAAAAGATGCATATATGCTGGCCCGACAGGGCATCAATGGAGAAAGGTGTATGACGGGAGATCGATGACCGGTAAGTTTGGGATCAACTCTGAGATAAGAAGGAAAAATCACTCATATCTATTTAGGAAGCATGGGCTAAAAGGCCCTTGCCAGTGTGGATGTGGAGTGATGCCATGAAAAGACCACTCGTAACATGCGTCATGGCAAGCAATAATAAGGGGCGGTGGCTCCTTGAAAGCCTCTGGTCGCTATTCAATCAGGGCTACAGGCCGATGGAGATAGTCATATGCGATAACGGGTCTATGGACAATTCGATTGACATCATCAAGTTATTTGAGGGGCCTGAGAATTATAAGACTATTTTCAAGGATGAACCGATCGGGGTCGCGAAGGCGTTTAACCTTTGCCTGTCTATTTCTTCTGGCGAATACATCATGATGCTGTCGGCGGATGACCTTCTGAAGCCTGACCATGTCACCCTTTTGATGGAGGCGGTGAACAGGTATCCAGATGCGGATATCATCTATGGGGACCTCGAAGTAATAGACGGGAACGGGTCACTTGTCACCCGAACCTCGGTTGCGGATGGTTATAAACATATAAAAGAGAAATGCTCGATAAGCCATGCAGCCGGAGTCACAAAGAAAGCGGTATATGATGAGATTGGGGGATATGATGAGTCACTCAAAATGTCCATTGATTGGGATTTTATTTTGAGGGCTATCAAGGCCGGGAAGAAGTTGCAGTATTGTGGCGAGACCGGGTACCAGTGGAGAAGGATACCCGGAAGCGACCAGATCACGATGAAATATGGGTTTCAATCCCAGGAGAGAAGGGAAAGTCATTCTCGGATTCGCAGAAAGCATGGGCTTGAGGGACCGTGTCAGTGCGGATGCGGGGCAACTCCATGATGAGGGCATTTGAATGAAGAGATGGGCAGTAGTCGTTCCGACAAATAGGCCAGAGAGATGCCGTGAGTTCATATGCTGCTGGTCGGAAATCTTCAAGAAGCACCAGGTTTGCCTCTATGTCATAGAGGATGGACCACGTGTTACATTCCGGCACGAATTGGCAGATAGGCACTTTTCATGGAAGGACATCGATATTGAGCTTGGGAAAATGGCCGACATCATTCCAAGGAAGTCTGCCAGTGTAAGAAATTTCGGATTCTACAAAGCATATCAGGAAGGCATGGATTACATATTGACCTTGGATGATGATGTTGTTCCGGGGGACGGAGATCTGATAGAGGAGTTCGAAAAGGTGTTCATATCTGGAGCGCCGCTTTCCCCGTATCTGAACCTGTTTGAGCTACTCTCAGAATTTCAGGATTCGCATTTGTTCCCGCGAGGGTTTCCGATCTCCGACAGAAAGAGCAGAGAGGTTCTGGTGCAGACCGGGGTATGGAACGGTTCCCTCGACCTCGATGGGATGACCCAGCTACTATGCTCCGACCCAGAAAGCAGGTGGAAGTTTATGAAATCCGTAATTTCCGTCCCGATTGGGGCTGCGGTCACGTTGTCTTCGATGAATCTGGCATTTAAGAGACAGGCCGTACCGATGATGTATCAACTCGATATGGGAGGGAATGGTTGCTACAACAGGTGGGGGGATATCTGGGCGGGTCTGGTCGCGAAAAGGATCTGTGACAACCTTGGTTATCCAGTAGTAGTCAACACAAAAGCATCTGTGCAGCATAGCAGGCTAAGTGACCCGTTCGCAAATTTGGAAAGCGAAGCGCCTGGGTATGTGATAAACGAAAAGATATGGAGAGGACTGCTCCTGACCCAGCAGAATTTCAAAACGATAGAGGAGAATTACAAACACATATCCTACATGATTGAAACTGTCTGTGCGAATGACACACTGGCTATTTCTATGAGAAAATGGCTAAAGCTTTTGAGATCTGTAGAGGAAGGGAAATGAAAAACAACCCTTACGAGGAATCCTATGATGATCCTGTATTTGCGCCGATTCATCCATTGGCAAGATTCGGGAAGAATGTGAAAGTTGGGCATTATGTGGTTATTGAAGAGGACTGTGAGATAGGAGATGGAGCTTTTATCGGAAATTTTGTTGTGATGAGGCCGAAGACAAAGATAGGAAAGAATTGCAGGATAGGTCATGGATGCATCTTCGAAGGTAGAGGAATCATTGGGAATAATGTAACCATCATGCCGCACAGCCAGATATGCATTGATGCCGTGGTCGAGGACGACGTATTTATCGGGCCGGACTATATTGGGCTCAATACGAAGAAAATAGCACATGGGAGAGGGAAACCGGTCTACAGTCCCCCTATTATAAAGAGGGCGGCGAGGATAGGCGGTGGGGTGATCATGATGCCTGGTGTTGTTGTCGGGGAGAACGCACTGATTGCGGCCGGATCCGTAGTCACAAGGGATGTTCCAGAGAGGAAAATAGTAATGGGAATCCCTGCGAGGATAATTGGTGATGTGCCGAAAGACGAACTACTGTGATTTGAGGGATATCGAATGATTCTAATTTTCTCCGGCATAGGTGCAACAAGAATGTATGCAGACCAGGCGATGATGACACTTACCCTGAATGGTTTTCTTAACTCCCTGAGACAACAGAAGGACAAGGATTTCAGGCTATTCTTGTCCTACCATAATCTTCCGGATGTGAAGATGGATGACGCTTTCATAGAATTGTGCCCAATGGGCGTGGACCTTGAGACAGCGATGACAAAGATTCCGAAGGCCAGGCCAATGAAGGTTACGGATGAGGTTGCATATAGGAGCGTCCCGTATGAGTCAGGGATAGATGATCTTAGTCGAAAGATAGAGAACTCAGTCATTATGGCCGCGAGATGGGCTTCTCAGCACGGCCTGAAAGAGTTCTGGATGCTTAGGATGGACTCGGATGACCTATTGGCAAACGATACGATTAAGAACATTCACGATTTTGACGGGATAGGCGCCAGGGCGGTCTTTAACAGGAAGTGCCATATGTTCGATCCGAAAAACAGAGAGATCGCCATACACAGGTATCCATACTCTACGACCTGTCACGGCCTCAAATTTGTAATCAATAATGATGGAACCCTGAAGCCTGACTGGTATTATCTCTGCATGGACCACACGCTTTTTTACTCTCGCGTGCAACGCGACAAGATACCTGTGAAGGAGCTGGACTTTGCCTACTGCATAGTCACTAACTCAGGGAACAGTCTGTCGGGCCGTCCAGAGATAAGCAGGGAAAGATACTGTGAGAAGATACCTTTGACCAAGGAGTTGATAGACAGGTACGGGATATGGATAAATCAAGGGTCGTGATCAGCATCGATGATCTTTGTGACGACTGGTGGGATATGGAGAGTTTATTTATCCTGAAGGAGAAATACCCAAATTTTAAGGCAACGGTATTTACGATCCCATTTAGGGTGGACACAAATGATTTGTCGATATTGAATGACCTGGGCTGGATTGAGTTGGCGGTTCATGGGCTTAAACACGAATCCCTTGATGAAATGCTGATGCTTCCGAAAGAGGAGATCCTTGACGCCTTTGGTAAGATCAACTTCTCGATCTTTGCGCGGGGATTCAAGGCCCCGGGATGGAGGCTGGACGAGAAAGTCATTGAGTGCTGCAACGAGTTTGGAATGTGGGTTGCGCTCCACGGAAAGCATGAGCAATGGAAGGGGTTATGCAGGCATGGATATTATTTTACGACGAACAAAAATGGACATGGGTGTTGGTTCGGACACACGCACGATGTCGAAGATAACTATGTAAGAAAGGCTTTGCCAATGCTTCTAAAAAGGTGGTCTGTTGACCAGGAGTTTGCATTCGTGTCAGAGGCGATAAAAAAATGTTTGACATCATTATGACCACATACAACCGAAAAGAGTTACTGAAAAAGACTCTTGAGAGCGTCTTCGATAAGACGACTAAGATCCCGTACAGACTCTTTGTTCTTGATGATTGTTCATCGGACGGGACACAGGAATATCTGGCCAGTCTTAATCACGGGATGCTGAGCCATGTGGTATTGAACAAGGAGAGAAAGGGTGTGAGGTATGGTTTTGATGCCCTTTGGGCTGCCGTGAGGGAGTGTGATGAGTTCCACGTAAAACATCCATTCATGTGCTATATGCAGGACGACATGGAGATCCTGGAGGAAGGATGGCTTGAGACATTGCTGGACGCTTACAAGGAGCTGAAGGAGGCGCACAAAATAGGTTTTTTCAGCGCGTACAACTGCATAGAACATCCCGACGTGGAGATTATCAAGTATAGGGGCAGGGACATCCATCTAAAGGCATCAACCGGCTTTCCTAATGTGGTAGCCGAGAAGTCGTTCTGGGAGTCCATCGGGAAAGTGCCGAGATTGAATCCGGACGGGAGGAAGATCGGATTCCCAAATAATGGGATGGGCTCTAATATGGATGTCTGGTTTACCGGATGCTATAGCAAGTCACGGTTCGACAAGGGGGCGGCCTCAAAAAACTGCGCCTTCAATCAGGGAAAATCCGTCATGGTGATCCCCATGATGAGGCACCTCGGTCAGTATGAGGGATCAACATGGGACATTCGTCGAGGCTTCCAACAAAAGATTGGCAGGGCGGTTGCTTTCTTCTCCAACGGTATCGGGAATCTCGTGATGATGATGCCAGCGCTTCAGGCCATGGCCTCGTTGACAAAGGATGGAAAGGTTGATGTTTGCATCGATGATCATTGGAATGATAGCCGAAGATCGTCGGTGGAGGAGATTCTCGATGCGTGGCCAGTGGTCGGGAAGATAATACGGCACCCGAAAGATCGGATCAACTCGGACGACTATGAGCATTGGATGTTTTCTGCGCACGGTGTCTCCAACGATATGGCATCTATATTTTTAAACAATATGAAAAGGATTGTGCCGAAGCCGAGCTGGAGACAGTCAAGAGTTCATGAAGCCGATCACTATATGGAGATTGCAAGGGCTCAGGGATATGAGGGCGAGGTTCCGGATGTTCAGTTTCCTCTGGCAGAGGGGCCCATTCTTGATATTCCACGGCCCATCATTGGTCTTTGCAATGGCTACTTTAGGACATCCCATCACTACTGGGATAAGAAGGGATGGCCTCATTTTGTGCGACTGTCTGAGACGGTAAGGCTTTACCTTGGAGGCTCGACGGTTGCGGTCGGAAGATCCGGGGAGATGCCGGAAGAGGCAAAGTTCACGGCAGATTATCTCGGGAAACTCTCAATTCTTGAAACGGCAAGGGTTATTTCCCAATTGGATTTACTAATTACGACGGATACGGGGTTGATGCACATAGCCAATATTTTAGGTGTGCCTCTGATTGCGATGTTTGGCCCTACCCTTACCACGAAGAATGCTCCTGGGGGGGAACGATCATGGGTATTGATTTCGGGAATGGGGTGTGCTCCATGCCAGGATAACTCAAAATTTCACAATTGCAAAGCCCCGGTTTGTATGCAGTCGATAGGGGTGGGGGATGTAATGTCACTCACGAAGATGATTCTTGGAGGATGATATGGCTCCATTATTTCTGGCATTTCAATCGGTTAAGGCATATCTTGAATTAAGCGGGACCGGGTCAGACGTGCTGCTACAAGAATTGACAGATGATGTCTGTGCGGCTGCTGAAAGCGAGATGGATGTGAAGCTGGGAGAGGTTACTGACCAGGTCGAATATTTAGATGGTGGGAAATCTTTTCTCCACCTGCCTCATCTGAACATTTCTAATGTGGAAATCTATGAAGATGCGGATAAGGTCTTTGGTGTTGACACTGTGATGGACGCGGACGATTACACCGTTTATGGGGAACGGGGTGTAATCAAGTTGGATCATAAGAGAACTTTCTTAAAGGGGAATAAGGTAATCAAGGTTCAGTACGATGGTGGCTATGACGATATCACACTTCCCGGGGATCTCCGGAGAGCATTGATAAAACAGATATCCTATGTCTTCAGGCGTCGCAAGGATCCAGGGCTTTCTATTGTGACCTTCCCGGATGGAACGGTCAACAAGATGGAAACAGGTGAGTGGCTCAAAGAGGTGCTTCAGGTATTGGATCGGTATCGGAGGATTTCTTTCTAATGGATGGTAGGGTTGAGGAACAAAGGAACGAATTGCCAAAAATCGCACCGAGGTTGATGTCGGTGGCCAAAAGGGTGCTTAATACAAATAGTGTTCTCCTTGCTTCCCATATCAAGACGGAGCACATGACCGGAGGTACTTCTGATACAAGACTCGCGGTAAGGTCGGGAAGGTTGAGGGCCTCCTGTGTTGCTATCCGGGCAGTGGAGAAAGAAGGATCGGTCGAGGCGGGAGTGGCGATAGGAACTGTTTATGCCAGAACCCATATAGGACCCCCGGGACAGATAACTACGATCATCCCGAAGAGGGGAAAGTATTTGGCCATTCCACTTGGGGCCGCCAAAAGTGCTGCGGGTGTTTCTAAAGGTTCGGTTCGGGAAGGCCCCTGGGGTGCTACATTCGTCAGAAAGACAAAAAAGGGGGCATTGATCATCTTTGGCAGGCAGGAGATCACAAAAGGCTATCGGATGGGGATGCTGAGATCAAAAATAGTGCCCTTGTTTCTATTGTTGAAGTCAGTTTCCATCCCTGCCCGTATTGATCCCCAGGAGCAGATCGATTGGATTATGCCAAAGATCAAGGACGACTTTAAGGCGAAAGGAATCACGGCGCAATGAGCACACCCGTCAAAACATCCCTCATGAATGCGATCCTCGATGCTCTGGAGACAATTTCCTCCATTGGTCAGGTGGCGCCGGACCCATCAAGCGGACCTGACAGGGAGACGGCTAAATATCCGGTAGCTTTTGCATGGGATGATATCGAATCGGTAGAGACAAAAAACCGGGTTGTTCAAAAGAGCTTCATCCTTCATGTGGAGGTCTGGATCAAGCCGACGGGAACACAGACTATTTCTCAGATTGCCGATATTATCCAGGCCGATGTCAACAAGGCCCTTCTTACCGATGCCGGAGTCAAACAGTGGTCGATCGGGATCGAGGAGACCAATGGGGCAGATAAACTTTATTTTGAGACGGAGGGGATGGTTCACCTGAAGTACAAAATGACCTATGCCCATAAATACGCAGATGCGTATGACCCGGCCAAATGACCGGGAATAAATCCAAAGGAGGAGAAAAATGGATGCAGCTCACAATGTCGATCTCTATTTTAGAGGTAAGGGGATCCTCAGTTTTGACCGTGAGGATGAAGACGGGCTCCCTACGGGGCTCAGGGACTTAGGCAATGCTCCATCTTTCGAGTTAGGAGCGACGGTGGAGAGCGAAAAGCATTACTCCGCCAGGGAAGGCGTTAAGACGGTTGATAAAGAGGACGATTTGAGCCGGGAGCTTGGAGGATCTTTCAGCCTTGAGGAGTATGACGTGCAAAACCTCAAGATGGCTTTGCTGGCCGATGCTGCAGGGTTTCAAATCCGTCCGCTAACAGCCAGTAACGTCCAGGGAAAGCTTGACCTTTGGGGAACCAATGACCAGGGGATGATGTTCCATGTCCAGGTCTGGAAAGCCAAGATCAAACCGGTGGCAAAGCTTGGATTCATCAGTGAAGGGCTCGGAAGCATCGGCTTTGAGTTTACGGCTCAGAACGACGAGGACAACCATGCGGACTGTCCCTATGCTTTGATCACACCGATCGGAGAGTCATAAGAGAGAGTTGCAATTTAATTGCAACCGGAAAGGACCTGTATGGCAGAAGAAAAGACAGAGACCGAGATCCTTTTCCCGGAGGAGGAGGTAGCAGGAGAGAAGGTTCGGCCCTGGGACTTCGGAAAACTTGCGCAGATGGCGCCCTATGTTATTCCGATGGCCAAGAAGATGAACGAGATGGGACTGACGCGGGACAATATGCAGCAGAAGCTCACCGAAGATCTTGTCCCGTTGCTTCTTCCATTTTCTGTCCCCATCGTGGCAAGAACCCTCGGAAAGGATGAAGCCGAAGTCTCGAAGTGGCATCCATCAAAAGGTGGATTTGTGTTCATGGTGATTCTCAACCAGAACATGGAGTCAATAAAAAACTTCTTTGGCCTGAGAATACTGACGGGGGAAGATCAAAACAAAACTGGTTAACTCAGGCCGTATTGACCCTTTCCAAGAGGGGTTTTGATCCTGATAAGGTGCTGGATTGGTACACTATCGAGCAGGTCATGCTCTTTGTGAAGGAGGCAGCAAGGTTGAGGCGGGAGGAACTGCTTCAGGCTGCTTTTGCTGTCCGGGTCGGGATGAATGCGGACAAAAAGGAGTGGCAGAAGTTTGTTAAGGAGATGTCTTCCAGGGATGAAACGAAGGAAGTAGATTTTAAAGATTTGAGGAGAATACTTGATGGCCGGAAGCGAAGAGGAAGTCGCACGCCTGGTAGTAAGACTGGTAGCTGAGGTTTCAGACCTTAAAAAAGGCCTGAGCGACAGCAATACCCAGGTTAAACAGTTCTCCAGTAATGTCAAAGATAGCTTGCTTGGGATGAAGGCTGGATGGCTCCAGGCGACGGCAGCGATCTATGCAGCAGCCAAGACCATCGAGAAAGCCTTCAATCTTGCAGAGGTTGGGGCCAGAGCGAAAGCTATTGAGGACTCTTATCGAACCCTTACCGATTCGTTAAAGATCAGTGGGGATGCTCTCACAGAGGGGATGAAGAGGACCGGATATGTATTTGTTGAGCAAACCGATCTTATGGTTAAGGCTCAAAGATTGCTTGTAGAAGGTCTCGATCCCAAAGAGATTGAAAACCTAATGGGTGCCTCTCGTGTGGCGGCCCGGTTGATGGGTACTACCGTAGCCGATGCTTTTGACAAAGTCTCTGAGGCCGTTATTACCTTGAGAACCAGAGGCCTAAAAGCTGCTTTCCCAATGGATGTGGCAGAGGTAACGGAGAGGTATGCAAACTCTTTGGACAGGACATCTAAGTATTTGAGCGAGACAGGCCAGAGGCAGGCTATTATCAATGAGATTTTAAGACAGTCTACCGAGAAGATAAAACTTCTCGGAGGCGAGCTGGCGCCCACGCTATATGAGAAGATTCAAAAAACAAAATCCTCCTTTGAGGAGCTGAAAGAAACGCTGGCCAAGGGATGGGCAGAGAAGACGGACATAGGGCTTACATTTTTTGGAGCGCTGGATTCAAAGCTTGCCAGCATTGTGAACAAACTTACCTACATGGTGGATCCGGCCACACGTGCCGCACTAAAGGAGTTGCTCATTGCCGGGGTTGGGATGGTTCCAGGAGTGGGGCCAATTGTGGCTGGTGGAATCCCCAGAGAGACAAAGGAGATCCGTCAATACGAGCCCGGACCATATACGCCATCAAAGGAAGACTTAGATTCGGCCAAGAGGCAGACCGAGATCAATCAGCGCAAGCTGGCTGATGACACCTCAAAGATCATCTCCGAGAACAAGAAGAAACTTGCCGAGGAGATGGTCAACCTTCAAAAGTCGGAAGATGAACTCCTGAAAAACCAGAAGCTAAAGGACGCTGTCGAGACGATGGTTGATATCACGAAGCTTGAGCGCGATCTTACCATCGAAGGCATCTGGAATCAGCTCGCAGCAAAGCAAAGCGCTCTTGAGACAGCCAGAAAAGAGGATCTTGCCCGCAGAAAACTGGACGGAGAACTGACCCTTGCAGTAGAGGCCTCGATCAATGAAGGGTATGTGGCCCAGAAGCGGACTGCAACCATAGATGCTGAGGCTCAGATCACCAAGATCCAGCTTGATGCAGCCAAGGACAGGACTGAGGCCTTAAGGAAAGCCCTCGATGCCGCTGGTTATGCGGGAGACTATCTTGAGATTTCGGAAGAGAAGTTCAGGGAACTCCAGGTGGCAGGCAAAGAGCGTTTTGAATCCCTGACCAAGGCAGAAGTGGATGCGATCACCTCCATGAATGAGAGGGCCTTGAATGTATTGGAGGACCTTTTCAACCGTGACCAGATCACGACGGGTCAATACTTTACAAAAAAGACCGAACTCATCACCCGGATGGCTTCCGATGAAATCAAACTCTTACAGGACCAGGCCGATCGCGAAAGCGATGTGGTTAAGAGGCGTGAGCTTGAGGTCCAGATTATCCAGAAGACCACGGCAGCCATGAAGCAACTTACCGATCTTGACTATGAGAGGGTACAGGTTGGTCGAACTGAACTTGAG